CGTCTAAGTGGCTTTTAGCGCTGGCAACTTGCTCTTTTAACGCTAATTTTTTTCTTTTAATATCTTTTTCTTCATCATTTTCTTCGTCATAAGAAAACTGATCTTCAATAAGAAAATTTATTTCTTCACTATCTAAGTGTTTTTTAGTTTGTTTGTAATATTCCTTTAATAAAGAAACATCGTCTAAGTTAGAGTAATCTTGATTAAGTTTGACGTAATCATTTAAATCACCACCAGTCTCTTCTATAAAGTCAATTAACTTTTGAATATTTTCAGGAAGAGGTTTACCTGTTTCTAAATTTTCTTTTATAGCAGTCTCAGCCTCTGTAGCTATTTCTTCTACGTTTTCAGTAACTTCTTCTAGTACCGACTCTTGTGCTTCGTCTTTCGGCTGTACTTCTTCTTGTTTTTCTGTGGGCTCGGTGTCTTTAGACTCTGCAACCACTCCGCTGTTGTCAGCGTTATTTTCTTTAGTTTCATTTTCTTCTACTGGTTTTACTGGTTTATCTAAGTTTACTTTTGTAACGTTATCTTCTTCTTGAGTGTTTTTTATCTCAACTTTTGTAACATTATTTTGTGTAGTTTCTTCAACTACGTTTTCATTTTTTTCTTCCATAATATAATATAATAATAATTAATAAATTTTACATAGGTTCAAAAGCGTTTAAATTGAAATCACTACTAAGTATATCATTACTTGCAGAGTCAAAGTTTTTAGGTACTCCACCTCCTTTTCTTTGTTCAATTAATTCGCTTTGTTGTGAAGCTTGTAGTTTAGTTCTTTTGTCTTTACGATCTTCTTTAGTTTTTTCTCTATCAGACAAGTTTTGAGTTTCCATAGTTTTTAACTGCATGTTATATTGAAACTCTAATTCCATCAGCTGTTTTTTAAACTCCATATCTTGCTTTTTTTCTTCAAACCTTAATTGCGATTTTGCTTGTTCTAACTGCATTTCTGTTTGAGCATTTACTTGGTTTTTTTGTAATTCAGATTGAGTAGCTGCTTGAGCAGATTGATTGTTTAATTGAGCTTGTTGCTGCATATTTTGCTGCTGCATCTCTTGGTCTTTCTTTAATTTTCTTTTACGCCTTGATTTTAACAGTTGATTAGCAAGTTTTAAATTTCTAACTTCTCTAATATCTATAGCGTCTTCTAACTCTATACTTTGTTTTTGTAAAGCCATTTGAATATTGTTTTCAAGCATAGCTTTTTCTTCTGCATCTGGTTGTAGTTCTATAAATATACCAAAGTCATGTAAGTGTAAGCTTTTAATTTCTTCTAAAGTTCCAACATTGTGAACACCAATTGCTTGTATAAAAGCATCTTTAGTTGGAGAATATTCAATAATATCTGATATTCTAAGAGATAAACACTCTGCTATTTCAGATGTTAAAAATAAACCAGCTTGAAGTATATGTCTTGTTGCTGTATTACTATTAGCTGCTGCTAACTTTTGTACACCTACTAAAGCGTTTTTATCTGGCATACTACCGTCTCTAGCTTCGTTAAGCCCTGTTACATCTCTTATCATTTGCAAGTAATAGTTGTAATTACCTATAAGCGCTTGCATTTTATTACCACCACTACCGCTTGTTATTTCTTGTATTGGTACTTTACCAGGATTCATATCACCATCAGAAGTAAAACTTCTCCCAATAACAGAACCGGTTTGAAAAAACATATTAAGCGCTTCTTGTGGATTATAATTAGTACCATTACCTAAGTCTATTTCAGCTAAACCATCAGCATCTAAATAAACACCATCTGGTACCATACGTGACATCACTTGTTGTAGTTTTAAGTGAGTAAGTTGTATCATGTCTGCAAAACCTGTTATACGTTTTACAAGAGAGTCTATTCTACCATCATACATACGTGGCGCTACAATAGCATAGTTCATTTTAACTTTAGTATAATCACTTTTAGGTCTTAGCATATTACTTGCTACTTGCCATTTTAACAATTTATCTGTACCTAATATTATAGCTCCTTCGTATAACATTTCTATTGATCTTAAAAGTCTAGAATAACCACCTTCTTTATTTTCAGGAGGATTAAAAGTATCGTCTTTAGGTATTATTTTTTCGGCACCAGTACCAGTTTCTTTTACTTTATAAACCTCGTTCATATAAGTTTTATAATTAAAATATAAAACTTGAATAGTATTATTATCTTCTTTTTCTACACTATACCTTGTTGTATAATTATTTCTATTATAATTTTTGTTATTCATTATATCTTCAAGATCTGCTTCTGTTAAATGAGGAAACTGTTTAGCCAATTCATTTACAGGTATAGTTTTAACTTCACCAGCATAATATATATCATCAAAATAAGGTGAGTCTGTATAAGAATAAACTAAATGAGCTGGATCTACATATTTAATCGTAACACCTTCTGAAGTTGTAAAATCTGTTTTTACAGCACCAATACCAAGTACTGTTAAATCATAATAAAAACGTTTTTTAGTTAATTCATAATTATTACCTTCAAACAAAGTGTTTAAAGCCTGTTCTTCTGCTATTTCTATAGCTTGCTTATAATCAAGTTGCATATGTAATTGCACTTCTTCTTTGTTTTCTGGTAAAGTTTCTTGGTTCATACCACTTTTTGAAGCGTTAATACCAAAAGCAGCAGCTTGTTGAATAAACGCTTTTCCATCCATATCATCTAATATGTTTTGCATGTAGTCTGTTCTTTCTTTAACAGAAGAAGAATCTTGTGCAAAAGCTTTTACATTGTAAGTTCTTTCTGCAATACCATTTACAACTATATCAACAAATTTAGATATTATTGGTACAGGCTTCCAGTCTAAATTTAAATAGGACAAATCACCATTTATAGATAATTCATCCTTATATTTTTGTATTGACTGTTCGCCTCTAGCATATAGCCTTAAACTGTGGTAATCATTGTGATTTGATTTATACTTATTAATACTTCTATCACTATTAAACCACTCTGTTTCTATAGCTTTTGCTACTTTTAAACCATAATCATAGCTTAACTTTTCAGCATCACTTACTGTTTGACTTGGAAAATAACTTTTACTAGAATATGCCATGTTATTTTATTATTCTTGAATTAGTTCCAGCGTTGTTATATCTGGAAATATTTATATTTAGTTTAGGTTTTTCTACTTTTGCGTTTGGCGTATATAAATGTCTATTGTTAGCCATTATAGCTAAACCACTACTTATTGATGCGTCAAACTTTGTTCTTTTATTTATATCAAATTTGGCCCAATCATTTAATAAATCATTAAAATATAAATTGCCAAAAGTTCCATCTTGCTTCATGCCTACATGATCTTGAATATACATCTCAATTGCAGCAGCATGTGCTTGTTTTATATCTTCACTTGAGTTTGGTATACCACCTACTTCTTTTTCAGCTGTTGATAGTTTGTTCCAAATTTTATCAGGTCTGTTCATGCTAAAACCTCTATAGCCTCTACGCCTTAAATAGTACAGCAAACGGGGTTTATTATTTTCTGCAAGTATTGGCATGCTATAAAATATTAGTGCCATTAAAACATCTTCAAAAAATATTTCTGCCGTAGGTGGTCTTGATAAGTATTCTAAAAAAAAGCAATTCGCAGGAGC